TCTAGCAGCTTATTCAGGTTTGACCTCATTAGCGTTAGGTAACACCTCACCCTGTACAAGAATATCTCGAAACTCCTCCCTATCAATGACTTGCTGATCGAATAGTGATGTTAAGGCTGTAATATCCTGTCCAATTAGTCTTTCGATGTCAAAGTCTCTGCTTATTTTGACTTCGGGTGGTTCTATTCCAACATATTGAGCCGAGAGGTTGAAAGCCTTTTGAAGCTTTTGCTCCAGTTCCATAGATACCATTGCGAGCATGGAGTTAGTATCTACTCGGTCTAATCTTCTAGCGTCTGCTGATTCGGCTACAAACTTCTGTTGTGATAATGTACTAATTCCTAAAGTAGCCATCTGCATCTGTAGTTCTTTTATTTCGGCTGATTGAGCATCGAAGGCACTGCTGGCTGGTTCTACATAGTAAATTTTATTACCTGGCTGTGTCGCCATTGCATAGTTGACAGAAATAGCAAGGTCTTTTGTCTGGTCGTCATATCCTTCCATTACTAACATCGGTTGAGATGCAACGTGCAAACTATGTATAAGATCAGCCTGTCTCTGGAAATGTGCAAGATTCAGATATGCGATGTCGAGTAGAGGTGGTTTACTAACTAAATTATCTGTTTTACCAGAATAAATAGTAACTAAAGGTATTTCACCGAGAGAAAAATTACCAGATTCAACTTGTTTGTAGTCTTTTTGGGTTGTTGCCACCTCAAATTCACCCACAGAACTGTTGTCAGAAACATCGTACATTTCTTCTAACTGTTCTTTTTTACGGAATACTCTGTATCTACCTGGTTCGATGACCCTGATCTGATCGAATACTTGTTCTCCAAATTGACCGCTTGGTAATACTGCCTTTTCAGCCAGTCTCACCTGTATCAAGTTTCCGTAGTTAGCTTCTCTATCTAGTCGCCAACCGTAGAGATTAGTGGGGTCTACTTCGATCCAATATGGTCTGCGGTCTTGTGCCCGTTCTTCAGCTAGGCTTCTTGCTCCTGATGGTGCTGGATAATCTACAAGGATATGACTTTGACCATAAGTTAATGAACACATTAATACTCTTCTTGCATATTCATCTAAATCTGATTTGCAACCATCAACATCCATCTTGAACATCTCAGTCCAATATGGATCACCTGTTAGTGTGATTGGTTTACGAAGAACTAATCCTGTTGCTGCTCTTATTAATCTCTGGGTAAAAGGACTGAATACTGCTCTGTTTACTCTGGCAAGGTAAGCGTCATAATCTTCTCTTGGTTCTAGTGGTAAAAATGCTTCACTGTTTTGTCTAAGATAGTCGGTTCCTTCGGTAACAGCTTTCATTATTTCCCACCCTTTCATCATGTCCAAAACTGCCCTAGTTCTAGTAAAAGGACTATCATCACCCCCTGCTGAAGTAGAAGATATTATGTTTGTTCGTATTGGGCCAGGAACAGCGTAAGTCATGTCAGCACCTCCATCTCCTTAATGCTAATGCTTTTCTGGTAGGTCTGCCTTTACTATCTTTTAACGGACCTTTAACTCCTTTCATTCTTGCACAAAAACTCTTTCTTCTTGCTTTCTGGTGCTTTTAAATTACTGCCTGTAGCTCTGTTATATTTTGCTCGTCCTTTAGCAGTCAGCCCTCCCTTCTTGGACTTTTCCCCTCTTCCTACTGACAAACTGACTCCTTTTTTGCGTGGCATTACTTTCCTACTTTGGCTTGTGCCTTTTTATGTGCTTGAGTAAAAGTATCTCCTGCTCTCATACGTCTTTTCATAAACTCCATGTGTTTATCACTGTGATGCTCTGAATGTTCCTTAAGTTTATTTTTTTGACGAGTAGTAAGTTTCATTTCTTTTTCCTCTTTTTCTTTTTGGAACGTAATTTTTTTAAATCAGCAGCCGTGATCTTATCTCTTGGTGGAGCAACCGCAGCAAGCTTACGTTGTTTTTTTGAGTAAGATTTCAAAGGCATTATGCAGCGTTAGTGATAGTACCAGAAGTTATGAAACTTATACTCACAGTTTCAATGTCACCTGTTGTTGCAGAAAGACTTGATCCTGTCACAATGCCACTAAAACTTACTTTTTGACTTCCAGATGTATCTAAAAATAATTCAAATTGTGCATCTGCTGGATCTTCTGCTGTTAAAACATCAGCAAGTAAATTCGCTGTTTCATTACCACTCGCTGCTGTATAAAGAAAATCAACAGTTCCAGATCCAGACATTAAACTACCCACATATTTTCTGAAGGTATCTCCATGAGCAGTACATTCTAATGTGTCTTTTGTTGTATCTAATGTCCAACCAGTTGTAGAAACTATTGCTTCTGTTGTTCCAGATCCGTTTTTAAACTTAACAGAACCTTCTTCGCCACGATGAAATGTCATTGTTCTAAGAAAAAAGAGTATTTAAAAGTATTTTAACTTGTTGTTGAGTTTTTTACACTATCCTCTGACTGTTTTCTCATATATTGTTCACATCTGGGATCCCAAAGAGCAGGATTTCGCTTGCCTTTGACTTTTTCAATGATGTCGAGCATCTCATCGGTAACTTCAGTCATTTTTTACTCCTTTTGGTAGCTTTTTTACGTCTATGTTGATAACTTATCTTCTTTTTACCCGTTTTTTCACGTTTAAACCTTTCTTTCTCACTTTTTGTCATCTCTCCTACAGTCTTAGGTGTCTTATTTGATACACGCTTACTAGGACGACAAGCAGGATAGCCTCTTTTTTCTCCTTTTTGACGACCACAAGGTTTACCAGTCTTAACATCAACCCAGTTTTCTTTAAACCAACGGTCTAAACCACCTCTAGTCTTTGTCGTAGGTTTACTTTTTCTTTTTTGTGGCACTTTTCTTCTTTCCTACT